CTAATGTCCCCTGCGATAGTAGCCTTAGCCATATCGTCTAAGATGTTGAATCTAGTTTTGATTCTGTCCATTGCTTCTTCATCAGTCTCAGTGACTACTGGAGCAAGTTCTAAGTTAGCATTTGCCATAATAGGTTTCTCAGTTCCCCATGTAATGTCGTTAATGTTATTAACTTTGATTTTAACATTAGCAATTTGAACTTGGGGAAACTTACCGTCATTTTTGACAGTAATAAATCCACCTCGTTTGCCTTCTGCATAACCCTTGACCAATTCAAATGATTGATCAATGATTGGTTGATTTCTGTACTCGCCGTACTTTACTGTGATAGTCTGTGTCATATTTAACTCCGTTGTGTCAGTTTGTCGTTATAATGTAATTATACTACCATTTGGTAGCAATGTCAAGCCTTTGGGCAAACTTTTTTGAATTATTTTTGTTTGCTTTTTTACTTTTCATACTATCTATTATACGGAAAAAGGACCGAAATGTCAAGCCTTTTTACCATTATTTTGCCATTATTTCGCCTATAAGAATCAATAGGTTACGACTAATCTACTTGAATATCTTCCATTCCAGCAGTTCTGAGACGGACAATATGACCCATTTGCCACTGTTTTGCATCTAATCCTTTCATAATGCCCAAATACTTGTTTCTAAGCAGGGCTACTTCATTGATCAGATACTCAAAGTCTATGACTTCATCTTCACCATCTACATACTTTTCAGCATCACGTGAGGTCAATGCTCGTTGATACTTCTCTAAGTACTTTTGAAAGTGTGTTCTACGAATCTTACGTAGTTTGATATTAAGAAGGTTGAGCACCGCTTCAATCTCTTGTAATTGATTGAAACGATGTTCAGTTATGCCTGGCAGTGCTGATATATGTTTCTCAACATAACCAGTTACCATACAATCCTTTTTACTAGATAATAGTTCAGTTTCGTAATGTGCAATGAAGTCAGGTATTACTGACAGATCATGGCTAATACGTGTATACCAATTCAAGTAATACTCCTAATCCCAATCATCTTCGTTAGAATCATCATAGTCGTCCTCATCCTCTTCCCAGACTTCATCTTCGTCATCTGAAAAGTAAGATAAGGCTTCTTTGATTTTCTTATCGTCTTTAAAGGCTTTCTTAATTTCGTGTGCAGTCATACCTTCATCAATCAAGTGATTGACTAATACATCTGCCGCTTCGTGGACGTCACCGTCTTCAATTGAAGGTTTGATAACTCCCCACACTCTAGCCAAATCGTTTAAATTCATATGCTATTCCTCTACTGTCTCTAATGCATCGTCCTCAGTATTTACTTTGTCCATTGCACTTTTAACTTCAGAGTATTCTGCCATAAGATTATCTAAACAACCATCTTCATTTGCTTCCCAAGGCTTTCTAAACTTGAGAACTTCTTCGCCTGCTTGAGTGATATACTTTAAACGATTACCTTGCTTAGTTAACAAGCCTGATTTCTCAAACAAGTCAACAAGACCTGAGTAAGGATTCATACCTGTTTCATAAGGAATCTTCACTTGCACACCCTCGAAAGGTTTTGCATAACGAGTCTTCATTACTTTACAGCCTGCACGAATACCTCTTACTTCAGAGATTTTATTCCCTGCCGCATCTTCTTTTAGTTTCATCTTCTTCATAGCAACAACAATACTTGATGCATAGATAAAGCCTTGACCACCTGATATTTTATCATCTGGGTCAAACATATCTTGTGATGCATATGTATGATTAGTTGCAACAAGTCCAACGTTATAACTTCCGAACATGTTAACAGAGTTTCTGACTAATGATGTCAGTGCCTTGGGCTTACGACCCATGTCACCTTTCATATCACCTTTGTCGAATTGATCAACATCAGTTGGTGTCAACATCATACCTAATGAGTCAATTACAAATAACACTTTAGGACGTTCTTCCTCTGCCATGTCTTTGTAATCTTTCATAAAGAGTGATATAGTTTTTGCTACATCGTCAATCATACTCATACTAAGTTTAAGTAACTTCTCAGGGCTAGTATCAACTTGCAAGGCTTGTAGCCATGCTTCATCAAGTGCATTCTCTGTATCAATTAAGACTACAAAGATACCTTGTTCTTGTGCTGATTTAACTATGTTGCCTGCCGCAAAGTATGATTTACCTGCGCCTGATTCACCTGCAAAGACTGTTACCTTACCTAAAGGAACACCCTGATGGAAGTCACCTGAAATAAGATAGTTCAATGCATATGAACCTGTTGAGATCCAATCAGTTGGATCGTTGAAACCTATCGACAAGCCGTCGATGGATTTGGTTATGTCTTTCCTAAATTTGGAAACGTCAAATGGTTTAGCCACGTTTACTCCTATTGATTAGATTGCTTGTTATTAATTCTACTAGAGTTAGAAGACTTTTGCAAGATTTCTGGGCAGGCTTCTGCCATGTCATCTAAATCAAAATCAGCAGGGAAATGTCTCAGTGCGGCTCTTGCCCTATCTCTGATAAGACTAGGTACACGCGGAGTTTTGCCTGGATCGCAAAGTTCTTCTAATAATTTCTTCCCTTGTTTAAGGGCTCTAAATCTTTCGTCTGGTAGTGTCATTGTTTTCTCCTACAAATATGGGGGAGTTGCCTCCCCCAGACTCACAACTCTTACGAATTGTTTTGTCTTGCACGAATCATTGCTAGAATGTCTTGTGCTTTATCACTTGATGGTTCAGCAGTTTCTGCAGGGGCCGCTACTGGAGTCTCTACAGCGGGTGCTGTTTCAACTGCGGGTGTAGCAACTGGGGCAGATGTCTCAGCAACGGGCGCCGGAGCACTTGAAGTTGATTCATCTACTTTTTCAGTTCCTGCTGGGGCATCAACGCCAAACGGACGATAGTATGCTCCCCACTTGTCAACATCATATGGACGACCATCTACTGATGCCTCGAACATATCTTTGATGACACGTAACTCTGACTCACTTGGCTTCTTAGGTAAGAAGTCTGCTAAGTTGAATAGACCATTTGCTTCAATAGCCGCTTGTTCTACATCAGTTAGAGCAGATTCTTTTCTGGACCATGAAGATGTTGAATAATCAGCATACTGACCTTTTGTAGTCTTTCTGATATTAAAATCAAGACCACGCATTAAGTCAGTTGGCAATTCTTCGATCTCTGGATCCATCAATGAACTTTTGATAGTTTGAAAGATTTGAGGTGAAATAACAAATCTACGAATAGGATTCGCAGGGGTGTTGTCTTCCCCAATTGGGTTTTGACGTACAAAGCCTTGAAAGATGTATGAACGTTTCTTCCAATATTTGTTCGCCATTTCTTTTAGAGTTTCGTCTTTGTACCAAGGACGAACTTCTGCAAGTACGGGACAGTTCTCACCGAACATTTCTACGCACGGTACTTGAACTGTTACTTGTCTCACATTTGGATCACCTTTCACGCCATTAAACGGAAGTTTAATAACTTGTCTCTCAATCCAAAAGAACGAGTTACCTGAATCCGCATCGGGTAAGAAACGTAAAGAACAAGATGCTCCTTCGTCCATTTTCCAATGTGGATAGATTGCTCCATCAGATTGTGGATACTTAGATCCAGATGATTTATTTTCTTGTGCCGCGAGACGGGCACGTATGTCTGCTAGACTGGCCATAATGATTTCTCCTGTAATATATGCCTAATTTTAGTTCTATTATGTGTTGTCGCAAGACCGAAGCCTCACTAGTTTAGTTTTCAGAGATAAATCTCTAACACATGAATCTATTATACACTAATATCTTCCTATGTCAATAAGTATTTATCACTAATGTACCCAAAAGAATAAAAACTTAAGGGTGCGATCTCCAAGTTTAGGGACCTGAGTAACATCGTCATTGTTCATATACATCTCTAGGGTTAGTTAGAGTGTTTAATGGTCCATAAATCATAAATACTAGTGCGAACCAAACTTACGATTAAGGAAACATATTATGCATATGAAACATATGAAGATCGCACTAATATTATTTAGTGTCGGTTTTGCCAGCCAAAACATTTTTGCACAGGCAACTGGAACCTGTACAGCAGGTACAGACAATTGCGAGGCTAGTACTTCAACTAGTACTACCACGAACACGAACAATAACACTTCGACTAATACCAATACTAACACCAACACCTCAACTAATACGAATACTAGTACCAATACCAATAATAACACTAATAACAACACCAATACTAACACGAATACTAATACCAACACGAACACCAATAACAATACCAACACGAATACCAACAACAATACTAATAACAACACCAGTACCAATACCAATACTAATAATAACACCAACAATAACACTAACAACAATACCAATACTAGTACTTCGACCAATACTAATAACAACAATAATACCAACAATAACACCTCTACTAGTACCAATACTAATAGTAATACTAACAACAACACTTCTACTAGTACGAATACTAATAACAACACCAATAATAGTACCAGTAATAATACGAACACGAACAACAATACTAATACCAATAACACGACTAGTAATAATACCAATACTAATAACAACAATAGTACGGTAAACAGTACTTCCAATAACACAAATACTAATAATAACAATTCGACAATTGACCAAAATGTTAACAGTAACAGTAATTCTACATCGAACAATACCAATACTAATAACAACAATAACAATTCGACCTCGAACAATACTAATAACAACAATAACACTTCGACCAGTACAAGTGATTCTAATGTAACGACTAATAACAAGTCAGAAAACAAAAACGAAAACACTAATACCAATAATAACACCAACATAAACAAAACTGATCAAACTATTAAACAGGAGATCACAACTAAGGCACCACCTGCTAGTGCGATTGCGCCAAGCATAGGGTCTAGTTACTCACAAGACTTATGTACAACTGGTGTGTCTGGAGCGTTTCAGGGTCAAGTATTCGGTATATCAGGTGGTAAGTCTGTTAGAGATATGAACTGTGAAAGAATCAAATTGTCTAAAACAATATATGATATGGGTATGAAGGTAGCCGCAGTATCATTAATGTGTCAGGATCCTAGAGTGTTTCAAGCAATGGAAATGGCAGGCACACCTTGTCCGTACATGGGTGCAATTGGACCAGCCGCTTCTGACAGATGGGAAGAAAATGACAACAGACGTCCTGATAAAAAGAAAGGTGTTAAAAGCAAAATTCTAAACGTTTTTAGTAGTGATGACATTGAAGTTGATGACATAGCAAATGTTACAGATGATCAAGCCGCTTATATAGAAAAATGTACTAGACCTGACTTTAAAGGAAGACGTAAATCTGCAACTTCATGTGAGGCAGAATGGCACGATTCAAAATAATATCATTACTATTGATGCTACCCATGTTTGCGGTAGCACAATACAATCCTCCTAACTATAATGAGTCGAATGCTGACGGTACCAATACCATTTACTCAGTGACTGGAGACTACGGAGATTTATATGATTTGACTCGTAGTGATCTGACTGGTGTGACAGGTTGTTACAATGGTAATTTTGGTGATGACAGTGGTTGTTATGTAAGAATGGAATTTGGTTTTTCATGGGAGTGGCATAACGACTCGTATACTGCCGCAGTAATGAGTACGAATGGTTGTCTTAAATTAGTAAAAGAAGATTACAACATTGGTAATTGGAACAGTTTGATGTGCTACGACTACCTACCAAATCAATTAGGTAGTGGAGAAGACGGTTATACTAAACATGTAACTGATACTCTTTTTCCCTTTTATACTGACTTGATTGGGGGAAACAGTAACAGTTCATTATTATATAAAGCATTTGATGATTATGCCATATTCGGTTGGTATAATTTAAAAGAATACAATAGAGCATCAGAAAATAGTTTTGAAGTTTACATATTTGATTACAATGACTCTAGTGCAAAATGCGGAGACAGTAATACAAGAATCGCCTGTAATGATGATGAAAGAAAAGAAGTAAACAAACCTGACAACTATGGATTTTTGTACGGTGATTTAGATATCATTCAACATGATGTTTTGATCGGAGAACAAAAAAGCAATACAAACTATACTCAATATCTATTTTATGATGACAACACAGATAACTTAGGTGATGGTAGTGTTGACAATACTTTTGATGATATGGATCAAGGGTACTTAGAAGACGGTGGAGGTATATTATATTCAGAAGCAGACGGCGAGCCCGTTCAGTGTCAAAGCAATCCTTTATATTCAACAGATTGTTTATTGTATGAACTAGCATATTTAGAATATCAATGTAATTTAGATTCACAATATGATAGTGGATGTGAGTTATATGAAGGCAATGAAGTAGATCAAGGGTTGATGTGTGAAATTGATCCATTGTATGATCCAAGTTGTCCCGGGTATGATGCCGCAATGGCCGCTACTAGTTCAGGAGGTTACGATCCAACTACAGGATTTTATACTGATCCTAATACTGGAGAACAATACAACACAGATGGATCTGAATACAATGATGGTTATGCCTATGATGACGGAGGTGTCAACGGTGACTTTGGTGATGATCCTTGGATGGAAGGTGGTGTATATGATCCTAGACTTGATCCTAACATCTCATATGATGACTTGAACACAGAACAACAGATGTTAGTTGATCAAGGTTTATCTCCGCAAGATGCTATGTTTGTTACAATGGGAAATGAACAAATAGCCGCATTAGGTGAAGATCCATTAGCAGTACAATTCAACGGACATAGACCAGGCGAGTATGTATTAGATGTTGTAGGTGGATTAGAAAACTATGATACTGAATTACATGATACTGCAATGCAACAACAATCACTTGAATGGGATCCTAATGGTAACATTGACACACTTACTGCTGATGTTTGGGCGACTGAAGAATTTCAACAACAAGCAACAGAACAATTAGAGGGTATGGTAGAAACATACGGTGAAGATTTTTATACCTTTACTGACCAAGATTTCTATGAGCATGATGTTGCAACTTATGGACAAGAAGAAGTTGATCAATGGCATGATAACATTGAATTTAATGAAGAAGGTCAAATCAACTGGGACACGTTTGTTGAAGGCACTCAGGAAGAAGTTTGGGTAGCACAAGACAATGAGTTAATGCCTGATTATACTGAAGAAGAAATCTTTGTAGAATCTGATGAAGTGTTTGAACTTATCACAGAAGATGAAGCATTTGAAGAATTAATTAGTGAAGATGAATTAGAAGAATTGATTGCTGAAGAATCTCCTGTTGAAATAAGAGAAGAGGAAGTGATCGAGGAAGTTGAAGAACTCGTAGAAAAAGAAGAAGAAGCAGTTGAGGTACAAGAAGAAGTACGTGAAGAACTAGCACAAGAAGAAGTGCGTGTAGAGAAAGAAGCAGAACAGGCTGTTTCAAGTTCTGGGTCATCTTCTACGTCAAGACCTACATATCAAAGTGTTGCTATCTCACAATTTGTTTCTGAAGTCTCTGATGATACCCAAACTGCTAATGTAATTGAAAGTGTAATCAATGACGGTGGAGCCTCATCATCAGTGCAAATTGATTCGGGTGCATCACAAAGTTTTGCAGGACAAGACGGTAGCAGTTTTAATGACACTGGTTCACAATCAGTTGCTAGTTCATCTAGTAGTGATTCAACTGGTGTAATTGCAGATGATTCTAGCCAACAACAATTTGAACAAGTAACTGGTCAAGTTGATACGTCTATTGACGTTGCTAGTACGTCTGTAGACACCGTACAGACTTCTGCGTTTGAAGTTGCTGAACAACAGCAAGAAATGATGCAAGAAGAACAGTTATTCGTAGAAAACTTTGATGATGGTTCTAGTGGAGTAAGCAGTACTGACGTTCAGTTTGAAGATAACTTAACAGAAGCATTATCTTCTGGTACAGGGTTGACTGAGTTTTTAAGTCAACAAGCACCTGACTTTCAACGTTTTGAAGTACAGAACACGATGCAAGAACAACGCACTACAGACGCCGTAGAGAGTTTAGCAGACACAGTGGGTGCTGAAGTAGCATCTGCAAACTTACAAGCACAACTACAGAATATACAAGAAGGTGAACCTACTGATGATGGTGGGTATGCTGACCAAACGATTGCTGTTGCTTATATAGGTTATACAGCAGGGTTTAGTGCTTACACAGGTGAGCAAGTATATAGTCAAGGAAATGCAGGCTTCTTTGACGCAAAACAAATGCCAGACGGTAAGATAGATGACAACAAAATGGGATTCTATCGAATGGCTGGCAATACACAAGAGAAATTGTATAAGATGGTTCTTATGCAATATGGAATTAATCCAGATGAAGAAACACAGGAGCAAAAATAATGAGTGAAGAAAACATCAAAATCGAGGGCGGCGATGGAGTCGTTCAGAACTTAGATTTAGACAAGTATACTGATCTACTTCTAAAATTAGACGAGGCTAATGACAAAATCAAAGAGATGGAAGCATTAACCAAAGACTTAAGAACTATTTCCCATGAAGTAAAACCAAAAGAAAAGTTTACTATCGCTGGGCTATTTATGGACGACAACAAGATCAATGAAAAAGCAATCATTGGTTTCGCATCGTTCTTTATGATGGTTGCGTTTGGTATAGTAGACTTAGTGACAGGATTAGACGGTACAGATTTAGTTATATCAGACTTTATCTACACATCGTTTGTTGTTGTAACACTAGGTTCATTTGGTATTGCTGAAGCAGGAAAAGCATTTAGCAGTAAACAATAGGAGTATATTATGGCAAGTGTAGAATACGAAGGCATTAAGATGAGTGGCAGTAAACTGCTTATCATTTTACCTTTATTAGGAACATTAATAGGTGGAATGTGGGGAGGCTTTGAACTCTATAATAGATTACTTGAAGCAGAAGAAAAATTAGAAAATCTTCAACCAGAGATAATTGAACAAGAGATTGTTAGATTAACTGAACTTACAGAAATTATCAAAGATAATTTGCAAGGGGAGATTACAGAAGCATCTCGTTTAGCACGTAAGGTAGAAAGTGAATCAGCAAAGACTCAACGTGAAGTACGTGATGATGTCTATGAGATTGAAAAGGAAATGCAAAACCGTTTCAAAGAGCAAGACAAAGAAATGCGTGAGATGAGAAAAGAATTAGAAGAAAGAATTCAAACGATCTTAGAAAATCCTTTGAATGACGTAGAATAATTAATTAAGTTTTTTATTCTCTGCTGGCCAACTATAAACGTAAGAGCCTGCAAAATCTTTTACTAAGCAGAATATTTGATCTTTGTACTCATAGACACGAATATCTGCTTCATATCCGGGGAGGATTCTATCGAATTTCATTTCATAGTCTCCTCTTCTTTCTCCGTAAGCATCAACCATACCAGCAACAGCATTTAGTTCTCGTTGCTCGTTTGGTCCTTGATCACCGAGATTAGCAAGTACATTGATTTCTTCAATTGGTGTTGCTGTTAAAGATGCGAATACTTTCTGACCCATCATACGAATAGCATCATCTAAGTATCCGGGTAAGTTTTGTACTGAATGAAATCTTGCAGTAACATCACCATGAGTTCTTAAATCTTTTCTAATTTCTTGTGGCAATGTATTTGGTTCGTCAAAGCCTTCACTTTCACCTTCTTCATCTTCTTCATCATCAACAGGAATAAGGTCTGTCATTTCATCATCAGTGTATTGATAGATTAAGTCTTTGTTTTGAGCAAGTTGAGCCATACGATCATCCATGCCCTGTATATCACTTGT